CATCCTCGTTAAAAATCTCTGGGTTATCCGTTGCACTCTCTCCAAACACCTTTTTTAACATCACACCTTCAGCCTTAAAGCAATACAAAATGGCTAACCGATTCTTAAATGTCTTTTTTATATATTCAATTTTTGTATAGTCAAAAATTACTGTGCCATGATTTTCTGTTATTACATGGCCATTTGATAGCTGCCTTAGTTTACTCATTACCTTGCTTCCAGAGTCAGCTAAAACGCTCCTACACCTTGGGTTGCCAATAACTCCATCTCTAATAATTCTCAAAATCATCCGATAAGTTTTTTTCTTCATCTTCACCAGATGCACTTGCTCAACAATTTCAACCTGAAAACCTGCATCTCTTTGAGTCATCTCAACCACATAAGGCTTAATTGCTTTTAATACTTTGTCTTCTATTACCTCCGAGTAATCATTCACCTCAATTCCAGTTCCTACTTTTTTCTTTTTGACGTTTACATAATTATCTGCCCATCTATAAAAATTCTGGTACTGACTCCATAAATGTTGGGTACAAGAATATTGATGGTACAACTGACTGAAACTTTCAGGTGATGGCGTTCCACTCATCAAAATTACATTCTTGCAAACTAAATTTAATATTTGCTGTTGCCTCTGGCTTGCTTTGGGAAATGCGCCAATACTATGGGCCTCGTCAACTACAACGCAATCCCATGTTTGCCCTGTAAACTTTTTAACCTGTTCAAAATTGGTCACAGTAACAACCTCTTTCAATCCCATTGCTCTTACATCTTTTTCAATACTTGGTATTGCTTTTTTCTTAGTCACAAATAAAACATTCTCCTTTGCTAAGTCTCCTATCACTTTTAAAACTGTGATCGTTTTACCTGTTCGACATTCTCCACATAAATAACCGAAACCAAACTCTGCAACTAATCGTGTTAATTTTGCAGCCGCTTCAATTTGATACGTTCTAAATTCAATCATTGACATGGGGTTAGTTGGTGTTATCTTACCCATATCTAATACAAAAACAACCCCAGTGGATTTAGACACAGAATTAAAAACAATCAACACTCAGCTAACAACATCCCAAATAATATGGCTTGATGAAAATAAACCCCCTGAGCTTTCAAGAGCTGGTTTTATTAGAACAATCATCCGTCATGCAATGACAAAAAAAAAGCTTGACGCTTACGAATCACAGATAAACAGATAATAAAATGGATCTAATAGAAGAGCTTTCACGCTTGCCTGCTGGCTGGCGTTATGTCGCTGTCAATGCCAACAAACAGCCCTATCAAAAAAATTGGCAACACAACCCCTTAAAAAGATCTGAATTATTTACAGAAATAAAATCAGGTAGAGCAAAAGCAATTGGTGTTGTAGCAGGTGAAAAATCTGGCGTTATGTTCCTTGACCATGATGGTCAATCAGCCTCAGATGTTTTAACGTCTTGGGGTCTCAGCGTTTCATCATTACCACCTTCATGGATGGTCACATCAGGAAGAGTTGGCCGCTTCCAATTGATTTACAAAGTTCCAGAAAAATATTGGTCGAAAATAAAAACTAAAAAATACAAGTCAGGCGTTGTTGCAGATGATGGTTCTGTTGAACAAGTTGAACTGCGTTGGAACGCTTGCCAGTCCGTTGTGGCAGGAGCGCACCCAACAACAAGCGGTTATTCATGGATGAACAACAGATCTCCTGATGATCTCCCACTAGCAACAGCACCATTAGAACTGCTGAAAAAAATGATGGATACAAAGAAGCCATCAATAAAACCTCAAGTCATTAACTCAGATATAGATAAAGCTCGTTCCTTACTTCAGTCAATTAATCCATCACGTCTTGATGATTACGACACTTGGATACAAATCGGAATGAGTCTACATAGTTGTTCAGATTCCTTACTAACAGACTGGATTAATATTTCAGCCGCCGCTTCAAACTTTAATCAAGGTGAATGTGAGAAAAAATGGCAGTCCTTTGGTAAGCGTTCTGGAGTTTCACTTGGCACCCTCGTTAAGTATGGTAAAGAAGACGGTTGGACTCCTCCACCAAAAACTTTTCCTACTTCCCTCGTTCCGCAAAAGAAAGAAGATAACGACACTTCAGTTATTCCAAAAAAATTAGAACAACTAACCCCTACAGAATTAGTTGAACTATTAAGGCAACAACAAGACAAGATTCAATTCAACATCTTTACTCAAAATGTTGAGATGAAAAACCAGACAATGAAAAACATTGAATTGTTTTATCTCACTCTTGCAGAACTAGGTTTCAAAGTTTCAAAAGAATTAGCCGTTGATTGCGTTCAGAAAGTGGCTTATGAAAACCAATTTGATCCAGTTAGAAACTACTTGGAAGCTGTCTCACAAAATGTTGAACCAACTTTCATCGACCGACTTGCATCAACTTACTTACGACCATCAGATCAAACACTGCAAGAACCCACAATTTACGACCAGATGATGAAAGCTACCTTAATAGGTGCAGTTAGGCGAGTTATGGAAGCAGGTTGTAAACATGATTATGCAACAGTATTAAAAGGAAAACAGGGCGGCGGTAAATCTACTTTCTGGCAAATCTTGGGCGGTCAATTCTTCAATGATTCCCTCGGTGATCTTTCCTCTAAAGATGATGTCCTTTGTTTACACAGAAGTTGGATCTGTGAATGGGGAGAAATTGATAGAGTCACAACTAAAAAAGAAGCGGGTTCAATAAAATCATTTCTTTCAAGATCAACTGATCATTTTAGAGTTCCTTATGGTCGGGCAATTGAAGAGCATCCAAGACGAGGCATAATTGTTGGTTCAACAAACACAGATGGATTTTTGATTGATGAAACAGGCAACCGCCGTTTTTTGGTCATCCCCTGTGAAACTGACCTACAAAATCAAGTAGATTTTCATTCCTTAGAAATAGAAAGAGACTCAATCTGGTCGGCTGCTTTTAAAGCTTATAAAAATAAAGAGCCGCATTACTTAACATCCGAACAAGAACAACAAGTGGCAGAAGATAATCTTTCTTACCTCATTGAATCACCTTGGACACAGCCAATAATTTCCTACCTACAAACACCAAACAACAAAATTAAAGATATTACTATTGAGCTTTTGCTTACTGAAGCAATCGAAAAACCAAAGTCATTTCAAAAAAAAGGTGATGTTATGCAAGTCTCATCTATTCTCAAAACGCTCGGATATGAGAGAAAACGAAAAAGGATAGAGGGAACACCCAAATGGGTGTGGGAACACATCGCTTGATTTTGTTCTCTCCCCTGTTCTTTTACTGGGAACGCTGAAACCCTTTATTCTCCAATGCTTGTGCTTACCTGTTCTCTGTTCCTATAAAACTATATAATATATATATATATTATATATATAGGGGTATATAGGCGTAAGGGGCTATATGGGGAACAGAGGGAACGGTGGGCACAGTAGGAACACCTTATTAATCTTATTTTTGTCTCATGTCTGTCTCAACTAAGAATGAACCCGTTGTGGATCGTCTTATTCTTCTCCTTAATCAATCTGAATATGTTGCAGATGCAATTCTCGATAATGCCTTAGAAGAAAAAAAACGTCTCGACTCTAAAGTTGTTGCTGCCCTAACCCAGAACTTGGTAAGAATTGCTGATATATTAAATGCAGCAGAGGAAGCTGATTTAAAACCTTTATCCAATGAATAAGCTATATTTTATTTATGGCTAAAAAAGCAACTGATAGGGAAATAGATTGCAGAGTTAATTCTGTCTATAACTTATTGATTAATGGCAACAGTAAAACTCAAGTGGTTCAATACTGTGCGGATAACTACGGCGTGAAATTACGCATGGCAGAAAATTATATTGCTAGGGCTCGTAAATTGCAGCAGCTAGATGCGGAATTGGAGCGCCCAATGTGGCTTTTGTCTGCTTTATCTCGTTTACAAAATTATGAGAATTTAGCGTCAAAGCGTGGACATTATCAATCTGCTTTGAAATCAGTTGAACTTCAAGCTCGACTCTTAAGATTTGAATTGAGTAATTAAGTTGAGCAATCTTCTTACAGGTATTTGTGAAAATGAGCCATTGATGGCTTTTGCTGAAAGAGATGTTTTTTATGCTCCACCAACAGCCGAGGAAGTAACTAAAACGGTTTATGAGTCTTTGCTACCTCATCAAGCCTCCTTTTGCTCTGATCTGGAACACCGCAAATTGGCTTTAGTTTGTGGATTTGGGGCAGGAAAAACTGTTGCTTTAATTGCTAAAAGTGTGATTCTTGCAGCAAAAAATATTGGTTATGTCTCAGCACTTTTTGAACCTACAAACATAATGTTGAGGGATGTGTTGCACAGGTCAATGCTTGAGATGTTGGAAGAGTGGAAGATCCCTTTTACTTATAGAGCAAGTCCTGCACCAGAACTTAAAATCTCTTTCAAAGAGGGCAGCCATACAATTTTATTTAGAACTATTTTGAATTATCAAAGATTGAGGGGGCAAAACTTATGTGCAATTGGATTTGATGAAGCTGACACCGTAGGAAGTTACGAGGCAGAACAGGCAATGAATATGGCACTTGCTCGTTTACGGTCTGGCAATGTTCAACAATTCTTTGTCACTACAACTCCAGAGGGTTTTGGCTTTGCTCATAAAACATTTAAGAAAGAAGCAAAAGAAGACACAAGATTAATCCAAGCAAAATCAACTGATAATCCATATTTGCCGCCTGATTTCATTGAAAATCTATATTTGAATTACGATAAAAATTTAATTGAAGCGTAC